AGCAGGAAGGGGTACGATCAGGTTTCGAATCCCACCCATTCGCGCAGGTGCATAAGCGAAGGCGTTGTTGTATAAGCCATCTTGTACGCTCATAGAATACACCACGTCTGCCCATGATTGAATGGCGTTCGGCTTGTCGATTAAGTCCAGTAGCCAATGTTTCTCGACTTTGTTTCCGGATGCATCATACAGGCATGGCTCATTGCTTGACATCATTTGCGCCCGTTTGTCGATGACGGCTCTGAGTTCGGGAATCTCAATGTATAGTTTCCACGCATCGTGAACGTCTATCCATACGGCTTCCTTCTTCCCCCATATCTGCGATTGGTTGACAGGAAGGATCGTTCGCATTGCATCAATGTATCGCCCCATTGGATTGAAGTTAACACCGAAAAAAGATTGCCAAAAATTTATTAAGTCCATGTGTTAGAAAGTTTCATTAAGTAAAGTTAGGTATTTTTAAACAACGATTGCAGAAAAATAGATAGCCCTGCCAAACAATCAGGCGCGTCATCGTGCTTGTTCTTCCCTTCCTTTGAGAAGGATAGTACATTCTGCACGAATTGGATCGCCATCGAGTCCTGTTCTCTGCGGATGAAAGTTAAGCGATTTTGGATGAACACCGATTGCATTATGATTCGGGTAACTTTGTTGACTTGATTCGCCACCTGCAGTATCTTGCACTCGGTCAGCGTTTGTAGTTGACGGCTAAACATCGCCCCCATGGAGTTGGATTCTACCCTGCAGTATTTGACCTGCCATTTGTTCAGCAGGGAAGCGCACATGGGAAGCGTGATGTCGGTATTGTCTCGCGTGTACACGTAGTCGCAAACAAACCACCGATTGTTGACCAACACTGCCACTGCCATTGCCGTATAGTCAGCCCCTTGGTCTGCGACATCGATATAGGCTATTGCCCCTGCCACCTCGTGTTGTTCGGTCAGCGCATTGAACTCAGATTCCTCAAGGTATTGAAGTTCGCTGAATAGACGTCCTTTGATGTCCACAGGTGATTGCATATACTCGGCACTCCATATCTCCGGAGAAGTCCTTCTGCGTTTCTCCATGAATTCCTCAGTGGTCATCACTGATTCACAAAAAGATTCCCCATTGTCGTTCAGTGCAGGAATGATGATTGACCTTTCGTATACGCCCTGCTCCATGTTCCTGCCAATGACATCGTTAAGCGACCATCGAGTCCCGATGTCTACCCTTGCGCATCCAGTTTCAAAGCGTGAGTCGTGAGTGGATTGCTTCCATTGATGAATACGATCGTTTACAGTGTCGCTGAGTGCATCTTCAATCCCTCGGTAAAGGTCATCGGTGATGGCTACCTTTGTGGCTCCAAAGCCAATGATAGTACCTCCTACCCCTGCACCAAAGTAACCCACTTGCCTCGATGAGTTGGTGTTCCACCCTTGTAGATTCTTCTTGTCATCGCTGAGCCTAACATCAGGGAATACCTCCCTGTACCCTCGCGATTGGATCACTGCACGAACATCGTAGGAAAACTTCACATAGAGTGTTGCAGTACAGGTGTTACGCATAACTGACTCAGAAGGATTGCGCCCCAACGTCCATGCACAAAACAGGGAAGTGATGTAGGACTTTCCTGCTCTTGGGGGCATCGACACTGATAGCGATTTCAGTTGTCCGGATTCAATCATCTCCAGTGCTTCTGCCACTTCCTGAAGGAATGGTCGTGCCTTGAAGAAGTCAGGATCAAGGTAAAGACAAAAGTGCCACAGGGAACGCCTCGCTAATTCTCTGCGAAGGAGTAAGCGTATATGCTCTTTGTCCTTTGGTGACACCTTCATTGCCATTGCCTCAGTCATTCAGCAGTTGAAGTAGTTCGTCAGTTGAGATTCCGGATAAGTCAGGCGTCTTGATGGTGGTCTCTACCTCTTGCTTTTCAACGTACCCTCGCTTCTTGCCTTTGGTCTTTAGGAAGAATATAATCGCTGCCGTATTGCCCTGCAGGATTTCCTCGTGCAGTTTCGATTCGGCTAAGTCCAGTGTCATTCCCTCAATGGATTCAATCGAGGCTCGGTAGGAGTCATCGTCCCTCATCCATCGGTAGTGAGTGTCCCTTGCAATCCCCACGTTGCGACATGCAGTGGTAACAATACCCAATGATTTCTCCATTGCGTGAATCATTGCTTTTTTTTGTGTGTCTGTTTGTGTCTTAGAGGCTCCCATACATTTGATTGTTATAGTTTGTATCTCAGTGCGTTTCTCTACAAAGTTAACGTATTATGTGTTACTGTGTATGATAATGCCTTAGAATTGAATTAAAGTGTATTCTCGGCTATTTTAATCCTATAGTCCACAATAACCTGTATCGCAGTCGCTGAAGTCCTCATCGAATAGTTCCAGTTGCATACGATGGCTCTTGATTTTATGATAGGGGATTGTCCCGAATTGCTTGTCAGTCATTACCTCTTGCATCATGAACCAATCGAACTTCTTGGCTGAGTCGGTTTCGCGATCGTTTGCTCTTTTGTTCAGGAGGATTGGATTCTGATGGAAGCATCCTACACAATTGTTATACTTCGCAAATCGTACGTCCTTATCTTTCCAATATTTTTGAATTGTGTCAGAGAAAATTACGTCTTCAATCAGAGGGAATCGAAGCCTCCTGTAAGGAAGTTCTTTCCATTGGTTTCTGCCATGCTTTTCACCCACCTTGAATTTGTAGTGTTCGATACCTTTGATTTCCCTCTTGATCATGGATTCGGCTCGGTTAAGTTCGTTGGCTCTGAAGCCTATGCGCATTTCGATTGGAAGGTCAGTGTTTTGGTAGCACCATTGCGCTATTGGGAATACCTTTAGGTCTGCGGTGCAGTACCTCGTATATTGACAGGGAAGGTAGTTGCCATGCTTCTTAATCACTTCCTCGAAAGTGTCTGCGGATAGCCAAATGATTTCCTGACCAATGTATTGCTCTAAGTCGAACATGGTGTATATGATTTCATCCATCTCCAGTGTGCCTATAAATTCTTTCCCGATACGGTCGCTAACCATTTGTCGAACTTTGGCATCAGGGAATTTTAATCTTGGATCGCTTGTGCGAACTAATGCAAATAAATTGTAGTCAGCAGGATAGTGAACTGCTACATAACTTGATGTCTTACCACCACTCAGTGAATTGATTGTTTTCATGCCACAAATCTATGTATTATTTGCTCTTGAAGTTGTCCAGTAAATAGAATGACTGATTAGGGATTCTTGCGAAGTCATCATTGTAGTCGATAGGTAGAAGGGCTTCAGATTTGTTCCGGACCACAATTGCGTGTTTCAATCCATATTCCGCAATCAGTTTGTCGTGTTTACCCCCCATTGAAGCCGTTAAGGTCAAGTTAGCAGGAATGGAACTAATGCGCCTTACCCAATAGTTTAGGCTCTTGGTGTATGCCCACATTTCTACGTTTGGATTCTCTTTTGCCATCTCAAGCCACATGTCGAAGTATGCTTGGCTGAAGAAGTCCCCTGATGCATGAATCCTGATTGCTTTGCACCCTTTAGGTATGATTGGCTTGTTCCCGTTCTTCACCCATTCGAAGTTAGCCCATCGGTGTTCGCGCACTGCAGGAAATCTCTCAGGGGATGCTGCGTAACATCGGTATGCGTTTGATTTGTTTTCGAACTTCCCTGTCTCCCTGTTTACTTTGACTAAGCATTCCAGTGCGAATGGGCAGGTGTGTCCCGTTGGAAGATTCCATTCGTATACCACGCCTGTGTAGTATTTGGTGTTCTTAACGAATTTCATATTGGTCGATTAGATTTGTTATTACTTTCAAAGCCTCATTGGAGTCAGTAACATCCATGTTAGGCGTTATGTTGTTTACCCTTGTTTGCATCCTTTGAATTACCGATTTCGATTGATTTGAGCCTCGATATGCCCTTCCCCATTCACCATCGTTGTTAATCCGGATAACGAATGGTGGGTAAAGTTCGTTTTCAATTACCTTGCTATTGGTAAAGCGATCACCTTCGAGAAGGATTATGTTATGTGCGTTCAGTTGCATGAACAGGTCGTAGTCAGACATCACTGCCATGCTCAATTTGTCGCTACCTTCAAACATGGAATTGTCGTATTTCCCTGCGATGACTAACTCCCCATTGGTGTGGTATCGAATGGTGCCTATCTTCTTCTTTGAGTTGCACAGGTATCGCTCAATAAGTTGCTTAAATACCCACGTTTTACCCGTTCCTTGAACACCGATTAAAAGAATGATTCTTACCATAGTTCCTTGAGTAATGAGTGATTGTAGGTTTCCTTTCTGAACTCCCATAGAGGCGTCCAGTCAACACCCTCAGTAATAGCCTGTTGCATCTTCTCTATTTCCTTTCCTGCCCTTTCAATGTAGAAGCCTACGTACCTTTTGCCTAATCGGTATTTCTTGTAAGCGCATAAGGTCGTTTCCACGTTCCATATTGACTTATGCTCAATATCGAGTAATTGCACCATTTCCATGATTTCGCTGAAGTCGTTTTGGAGTAAGAGTATTTCCTGCTTCGTCAATTTTTTGTCAGTTCCATGCGTGTTCAGATTTCTACGATTAAAGGCGTATACTACCCCATTGCGACATGATTCAGCCTCAGACAAATCCAGTATGGTCGGCTCAATTGGAAGATCAGTAAGTACATGAAGCATCTCCAAATAAATAAACAGGGTGAATCGCCCAAAGGTGTATATGTCTCCTGTTGCCTTGTATACCTTATCGTAGTTTGAATCGTTGTTTCCAGTACACAGGGAAGAAAAGAAATCATCCTGCGTTCCGTAGCCAATCAGTTCCCGATAGGATTTGAACGAATTTACGAATTGATTCGAGGTCTTCACCCTTAGCCGATCAGTTTGAAAAATGAGTGCGGATTTCTTTGAGTCCCACCATCGTTGGAGCCTATTTACATCGACATTCTCGAAGTCAGGGAATTCATTGTAAATGTAGTAGGTGGTGGTAGGGGAATAGGTACAGGCATACAGGAAGGCTAACCAATATCTTTGTTCAAGATTCAGTTCGAATCGATTGCAGATATAACGCAAAGTATCATTTGCCGGATCAATATCCCTGCACCTTGATGAATCAATGTGATATTGAATGTATTGTTTTAAGTGAGTATCCATATGTTTTGTTCTTGCCCGTTCTTAGTGTAATTCACGCCCTTTAGTTGCATACCAATAGCCTCGTAAAACTTGTTCCCGTTTTCATTCGTTACATTGCATTTCAACATCAGGTACGATTGTTTACGCCTTGCCACTTCTGCTATGGATTGAACAAAGAATTTGCCTATGCCCTTCCCTTTGTGGTCGGCATGGATTCCTATGTCGTGGATCACATAACATTGTTTGCGAACTGAGTACCCCCAATTGCAGAAGGCTATGTCTTCAATTTTGGAAAAACGATTAACACCTTTTCCGGACAAATAATTATCCCACACCTGATAAAGATTGAATGAACCTAAATGCTCTTTCTCCTGCTTGTAGATTGCTTTTATCCAGTCAGCATCCTGTTCGGTTGCACTTGTAATGATTAACTGCATTTGATTAAGGTATTGATTGGTATTGGCTCGGCAGTAACGTCTAATGCCCTTTGGAATATGTCTTGAGTGGAAGCCACAAAGGTCGATTCCCCAATGACTGCTCGGTATAGTGGTCTGCGCCCATTTGTGAACGCATATAGGTCGCCACCTTGCAGAAGGATTCCCGAAAAACTTCCTTTGTTAGCGACAAAGTGTACCATTTGTTTTGGATCACCATTGGATACCCTTAGGACTATTTCCCCATCATTATCGGTTTCCATTTTGATGCCGTAATGGTCTTCCATTTCTTTTTTCGTTCGCATATCAATCACCCCGTTGAACGCTAATGAGAGGTCGCCAATATCGATTGGTTGATTATTTTTATGATGATGAAAATCGCCTGAGGTCGAATAACGATTATGAAAAATGAGGGTATCTGAGTCGGGAATTTTCAAATCTTTGAACTCTTTTTGAAAGTACTTTTTGGACAAAATTTGTCCATTTTCATACCACGAAAAACCGAATGAGTGAAGCCCTCGAATGCGTGATTGACGTATTAATTTGAACACCCGAAAAGCGTCATTTTCGTCCCTGTTTTTCGTATGAAATCCTACTATGCCACACATAATGTCCTAAAATTTTTGCTCCGTGGAAACCTTGTCTCACAGGGCGTTTTGCATATCTTTTTTTTTTAATACTACCATCCCATCGAATAGGTAAACTCGCTCTAAACGGCTCTAATTGTGCCTCACGCGATTTTGTGTTTTTTCAATTTTAGCCCTTTTTTCACCTAATTTTCACCCTTAATTTCATCATATTTGAACGCTTTAAGAGGGTAAAAAACAAACGAATTTCGATACCCATTTAAAGCCGTTGGAACGATAGGAGTCACCCCATGCAATGACCTCCACGCAGGGTAAACTACCATCGAATAATCGCCCGAAAAAAATACCGCGTCATAATCCGGAACACTCAAATCACCCCCGTATGCATTTTCCTTTTTCGACAAAATTACATTCACGCATGGAACTAAATTTGCAGTATCAATATGATAGGCTGCCGCAATATTGAAGTTTGAAATCGAGGAAGTAAACCCATTTGCGAATCGCCATTCCTTTGGTACATTTTCGGCAATGGTCTTAATCTGCGTTTCGTAGATTTCAGGCGTATACCTCTTGATTAATTCTTCGCTTTCCAGTGCTGCGAGTAACATCGACTTGACAAATATCTCTGCGGATTTCACTGAGTGAACGCTGCTCCGCGTTGGATAAGGTCTCCTCATGTGTGGTTTCGGTGGAACTGAGCCAATTATTGTTGAGTATTGTTCTACGCCTTTACCTCCTTCCCTACGTGCGTTCAGTGCG